GGCAACTATGCGTTGTGGGCATTGTCATCACATACTGGCTCTAGTCCTGTTCCTCACAGTGAAGGCGCTCGGGCCCCGACGGGAATTATGAACTGGCGGGGCTCCATGATCTACACGGAGATACCTAATGTCGCCTCCACCCCGTTGCTCCCTATCATTCATCCCGCAGCCATCATCCGTCAATGGGACCTTCGCTACATTACAGTGCACGACTTGCGGGCGCGTGTTCCAATGGCGCTTGCCGGAAATTGGACAAACTCCGCGCCGCCAACTTACTTCGCACCGCCCACCTTCAGCCAATGCACGGATCGTCTTGACGCTTGGCTACGCCGACTTGAGGTGGGGCAACTGCGACTTAGTGCAGACATTGAGACGTATCGAGGAATCATAACCTGCCTCGGAGTAGCGGACTCGCCACAGTTTGCGATGAGTATTCCGTTCGTCAAAAAGGTCAACACAGAGACGCATTTGTTGGATTCGTGGTGGACGCCAGAACAAGAAGCGCAGATCGTATCTCGTTTACTTCAATTACTCAAACACCCCAACCTCGATCTGGAAGGTCAGAACTTCATCTACGACGCACAGTATATATATCATCATTGGGGAGTTCTACCGAATGTTAATTTCGATTCCATGTATGCGTGGCACGTATGTTTTCCTGGGACGCCAAAAGCCCTCGACTACCTCTCGTCGTTATTCTGTCGTTACCATCGGTATTGGAAGGAAGATCACAAAGAATGGGACTTGGCCGATGGAGATGTGGCTATGCTCCTTCGGTACAATGCGGAGGACTGTGTACGGACCTTCGAGTGCTGTACTGCGATCCGACAGTTCGTGGTCCAATTTGGACTATCCGATCAATGGGAGTGGATGAAACAGAAACGTGACCTTGCATTGAGGATGATGTTACGCGGCATCGCGGTCAACGAAAAACTCAGGGACAAACTCGGTTACGAATTAATGGAGAAGCATCATGAGTTGGCGACGCAGTTACTCCAGATCATTCCCCAGAAATGGGCCGGTGAGCCCGGCAAAAGCGCCAAAACCAAAGAACCTGTATTGTGGTTCAGTTCCTCAAAGCAACTCAAGTGGGTCTTCGGTGAAATGCTCGGAATCAAAATCCCCCTCCATAGAAAAAACAAAACCGAAACCCTCGGAAAGGAAGCCTTAAATGAGCTACGTGAGAAGTATCCTATTTGGCGTCCTATGTTTGATCTACTCTCTGACATCCGTAGCGTGGGCGTCTTTATCACCCACTTCGTCCGTGCCCCTCTCGATCCTGACAGACGAATGCGATGCAGCTTCAATCCTGCGGGCACTGAGACTTTTCGTTGGTCCAGCAGCAAAAATGCCTTTGGACGAGGAGCAAATCTCCAAAATCTGCCGAAGGGTGACGAGGACTAAGGAGTGAGGACTAAAGAGTAACGACTATAAAAAGGAACGACCAATCATGACATTCACCATAGCCCAACTCAAGTGTACGAGACTCTACAAAGATGTCCGACTGCCACGCGTGGCGACCGAGGCAAGTATAGGAGCTGACGTGTATGCGTATCTCAAGTCCGAACAAGGAACGCCGATCAAACTCGCCCTCCCGCCGGGACTAACTCGTATTGTTCCAACTGGACTCGTCGCAGTAGCGGAACCTCCGTATTCTATTCTTGTGTGTAGTCGTTCTAGCCTCGCCATGCGAAGCATCTTCGTTACTAACTCTCCGGGTGTCGTTGATCCAGACTACAGGGGAGAAATCAAAATACTCCTCCACAACGCCAGTGGACAACCTCATTGGATCGAACACGGCGACCGTGTGGCGCAGATCATTATGGTACCGATTCCAGTCCCAGAAGTATCAGAATCCACTATGGACCTTCGTCAACTCACGTCACTCAGGGGAGAAGCGGGCTTCGGCTCGACGGGGAGGTAGTAATGTCAAAAACAACAACAATGCCGAACATTCGAAAGATGTTCGTCCCTGACGCGGGCTACACGATCTTCGACGTCGACCTCGCAGGTGCCGACGCACAAGTCGTAGCGTACGAAGCTGAAGACCAAGACCTGATTAATGCGTTCGCTCAAGGTCTTGACGTACACTCTAAGAACGCGGAAGACTTATGGGGTACGACGTTCACTCGTCTCCCCGGAGACGCACACAATGGACCAAAAGCTAAACGACGCAAAGAATGCAAAGTCGCCGTCCACGCGACGAACTACGGAGGTGCGAGTCGTAACCTTGCCAAAATCCTCGGATGGACGGTACGCGAAACTGAAGATTTCCAACGACGGTGGTTTAGTCTTCATCCCGGAATCAAAACCAACTTCCATGGAAGAATTGAGTCTAGTATTCGCACAACACGGATGGTTACTAATCGCTTCGGCTACCGACGAGTATATTTCGATCGAATTGAGTCGGTCTACACCGAAGCTCTCGCTTGGGTCCCGCAGTCGACAGTCGCGGAAGTCTCCTTCCGAGGAGGACTCCAGCTAGAGCGCCAGTGTCCGTGGGTAGAGATGCTACTCCAAGTTCACGATTCGTTGGTGTTCCAAGTTACTCACGAGAACGAAAATCGCCTCGCGGAGCTTCGTTCCGGACTAAGTTATCCTATACCATACGCGAAGCCTCTAACGATACAGTGGGGCCTCTCACGCTCTCGTGTTAGTTGGGGTGATTGTGAAGCGATAAAGTGAATGGGCAGTTAATAGCGACATTAACCGCCCACTCAAGGATACCCCCGTCCGTGCGCAATCACAAACACTGGCTCAAAGCCTATATGAAGTTCACCTCAGCCTCGGAGAGCCCCGATGCGTTTCACTTCTGGGTTGGCGTTGGTACGATTGCTGGCGCTCTACGTCGCCGCGTATGGCTTGATATGCGTCATTTCCAATGGACCCCTAACTTTTATATTATATTGGTTGGTCCTCCAGGTATCGCTAACAAGTCTACTACGGTTCGTATCGGTACTAATTTACTCGAACAAGTCGACGGCATTCACTTTGGACCGCAGAGTATGACGTGGCAATCGCTCACTCAAACGCTAGAGCAATCTGTCGAGTACATTAAATACATTGACCATAACGGCGACGAACAACTCCAAGCGATGTCGCCCGTCACTTGTGCCATTCCGGAGTTAGGGACATTTTTGAAAATGGACGACCACGCACTCGTAGACGTACTCATTGCGATGTGGGACGGTCAAATCGAAACGTGGGGACATAAGACGAAAACCAGTGGCAATATCGAAATAAAAAATCCGTGGCTCAACATATTGGCATGTACTACGCCAGCGTGGTTAGAGCAAAATTTCCCTACCTCGATGATTGGAGGCGGCCTCACGTCTCGCATCATGTTCATCTATGGCGACAAAAAACGTCATCTTGTGGCGTATCCCGACGAACAAATCCACGCCGCTGATTACGCGTCACAGAAAGCGTTGCTGGTGGAAGACCTCAAACGTATCGCCCTACTGAGTGGCAACTACTTGTTGACACCAGATGCTCGACAGTGGGGCAAAGACTGGTACGCGAAGCTCTGGCAGTCACGGCCGCCCGACATGGCGAACGATCGCTACTCAGGATATATTTCGAGGAAACAAACACATATCCACAAATTGGCAATAGTTCTCGCATCCGCGCAGCGCGACAAACTGTTGATAGAGCAACATGACCTCGAAGAGGCGGACGCTCTCCTCACAACAATCGAACCACACATGATTAAGGTCTTCGAATCTGTGGGTGTTGTCGATGAGTCGAAGCATGTGGCGAATATCCTTGCGCATGTTCGGGCCTATGGGTGGATCGAAGCGACGCCGTTATTTAATCTACTTCGTAATAACATGACTGAACGAGACTTTAAGAACGCCTTACGTATTGCCGTAGAACAAGGTCTTATTTCGATTGAATCTCGCGGCTTAAAGCGAGGACTGACGTTGTCGCCTCCCAACGTGACGCCCATCAAAGCCGTTAAGGTGTAAGATTCGACGGAACCTTCTTAATGGTCCTCTGCGAATCAGGATACAGTTTGTCCACCTCACGACGGATCGGAATATCCTTCTTGTGAAGCGGAAGTCCCTGCTCCTGTATGATCCGGTCTCGTGCTCTGGTCTCCACGGATTTCCTCAGCGTATCACTCGATATAGCCTGCCCCTTCGCTTCAGGCGGCAAGTCTCGATTGAAGTTGACTATTGCTTCCCGCACTCTCGCCACCTCGGCCGCGTCCTTTCCGATGGCGGCATTACCAAACTGCCTCATAAGGCCCTGCCGTCTAATGTCCCACAACTTACTTGCATCGTTAGTTGCGAGGACTTTTTCCCACTCCAGGCTCTGTCGATAGGGCGTGTATCCCGCCCCCATGCCGAGGACCTCCATCAACTGCCACGGATCACGAACATCGTATTTGACAATCTGAGAGCCTGTACTCGTTCGCTCACCACCTTCTGTTCCAACCCTATATGAATGCATGAGTGCGGAGAGACCTCGTGGTACGGCCTTCTCCCATCGCTTAGAGTCTTTCCAGTCAAGCTGTGTGTTCGTGAGGGCTTTGTAAATATCGAAGCCCGCGCCGAAAATTGCACCCGACGCTTGTTTCGCCTGACCAGCTATAACGGCGTTCTGATCTTGAGTGGGCGGGCCAAACAGTTTCCCAAGTTCTACCGGCAATAGTGTTCCAGCCGAAATCGACCGCGATCTATCGAATGTAGGCATTCGAATATCCACACCGACCGTGCCACCTAACATGTCCATGAAAGCGGGAATGCCATAGCCTTTCCGTGAGATACCATGAAGTATCAAATCGGCGTGGTTACGGCCTTCTGCGTCCTCCCCCGTAAATTGTAGTAACAGCTTCCGTGCTTCTTGATCTAAATCGAAGTCTTTTCCGAACATCCTCCAGCCAATCGCCTTGAGTATCTCTTTAAGATCGTCAGCGCCCGGCACACCCATGAGGCCACCCAACGCGCCCATAACGAGAAGACTTCGTACCGCAGCTTGCGGGTAATTCGCGAGGAACACAACGTAGTTTTGTATAAACGTCTTAAAGACGAATACCGTTCTCGCCTTCCCACGCATGAACCGTGGAGCGTATTCCCGTCCATACTGGAACTGCGTGGTAATCGTCGCGTCAATGGCAGCGGTATATGCTCGCGCTTGTGCCTCGGTCCAACCTTCCGCTCGTCGCTGTTCATATGTGAGCTTACGCTTTGCCACAACATTGTTGACGTACTTCGCATTTGGATTATCTAGCGCCAACTGAAGCGCGGCGCGGAATATCAGACGCCTGTTGACCTGTTCGGCCATCTCGAACATACCAGCGCCCAACTCGTTGAACTTCATTGCGTTACGCTGCAACACGTTCCCACCGAAACCTAGTCCCAACGTATTGCCCTCGGCGAAGCCCGCTAACTCTGGCGCCTGCGTCTCCTTGATGACGCCATCGGCCATCCCTTGGAACATCGCTTGTTGATCGAACTCTGTTGCATGTTCCAACGTCCCCTTTTTGTAGAAGGTTGTGAACTTCCTTCCGGCATTCGCCAGCGCCCCGATGGCCCTGACGTCACCAAACTGCTGAGCCAAGAATGGATAACTCGTCATGAGTGTCTGCGTCAAATTTTGACCAGCCGCCGCAGGAGAGAACGCCAACGACCAGAGGAACGCCACACTTCGAATGGCGGCCCAATCCGACTTTGGATCGAGCCAATTTTCCAAATGGTCATTCATATACGACACAATTTCATGCCGCTTCGTAACGTCGTATTGTCCTTTCACTTCGTCACGGGTCATCGCCGTCAACGCGCGGAGACGATCAGCGTACATCGCCTTCATGAGGTGGTTCGCCCCATGAAAGAAGTAGTTCGCATACGCTCGTCGGAAATCCATCGAGTAACCCGCTGTCCGATTCTTGTGTTGGAACCTGTGCTGGAACGATTGGGCAGGACTAAGTTCAAATTTCAACTGCTCCAACGCGTCCCTCTGAAGGGACGACAGATTAAGCTTCTGACTCATCATATCAAGCAACTGCGTCGGGACGCCCAACAACGGCCTCACCTGACGGTCCATTTTGCCAAGCTGCATGAGGTCTGTCGCCACTTGATACTTACTCTGTATCACCGCCGCAGCACGATCCCGTGTTCGACGACTCTCAAACGTCTCAAAATGAATAACCTTACCCGCCGCGTCACGAACAGTAATCGTATAGTCGCCGAAACGCATCGACGGAAAATAAGGTTGCTTTCGCAGCGCCGCCATCTGTTTATCTATGGCGGCATTGCTCAGTCCACGTTTCGTTTCGTCTGTGATTTTGTTTGCTTCGTTCCTGAGGACCGCTTCGTATCGTGTGAGGTGTTCTTGGAAGCTGGTGGCAATCTGGCCGAAGACGGCCAGCCCTTGTTGACTGACGCCATGCTTCGTTGCCAGAGTTTGAAGCTCTTGTGGCGTAGGATGTCGAGACACTTTACGAGCGATTTCATCGGGCGTCCTATATGTCATATTAGTCACGTCATCAATCAGCGCCGACACGGCGTCAGCCTGACGTTCACCCAACCTGTTCCACGCTTTGAGTATCTCTTGTGCGCGGATCATAACTTGTTGCTTCGTGAGTTGCGCTACAGAGATGGTTTCAGTATACTCCTGTAAAGGCGCAATACCGAGATTCCTCTGCGCAACTTGATGGAGACCTAATGCCCATTTGTAGAGCCAATTAAACTTGTCCGCATACGCCATCGTCTCTTTTACTTCTGGCGTCGGATTACCCTTCGTGAGTTTATCAACGGCGTCCTTCGGTACGACGGTCTCCGGCTGCTGCGGCGCAGGCGTCTCCTCGGGCCCCATCTTCGTCTTATTATCGACGGTGGTTTGATTATTCGTCTCAGCGTTGACCTGCGAGAAAAATTCCGGCGCGCCAGTCGTTCTAGAATCCAACCAATCGTTCAACTCTCGTATTGGCTCAAACGGAAGTCCGAATTTTTCCTTCGCCGTACGGAACAAATTCATAATCTTGTTCCCGAGACTCGAAAAGAATTTCTCCACCAACGACAACGGCTTTTCTCTGCTCGTGCCCCATCGAGCTACTTGTTCCGCAAACCACTCCGTCTTGGACATCCAATAAATTTTCTTCTTCGGCCCAATCTGACTGAGCAACGTACTTGCGCCGAAATTTCGCATATTCTCCATATTGACGACGGCGTTGTCGCGGTTAGCAATAACAGAGTTCATTAAGGGATTCTTCCCTTGATCCTCAATGAATTTGTCGTACGCGGCGTCGACTGCGAGTCTCACATTCTGCGGTGCCTTCTGATATGCCGTCCACTCGACGACGTGCCCCAACTCGTGAACCATTGTGGCCCAAACACTCTGAGCATTCTTATGCGTACCGACAGAGATGTGTATCTCGTGTGGTCCGCCGAAACCTGGCTTCGCCAATCCATACGTGTTGGGATATGACCTCGTCTTAAATATCCCCGGCCGATTCGGATTCGCCTCTCTCAGTTTCACGTCTTTCTCATGCAGGACGACCTTGACGTCTGTTCCGAGATTGAGTTGCTTTATAAGTTCCTGTAGAGACTCCGTGAGTGGTTGCATCGCCGCGACGCTGTGTGGCGACACCCCCTGAGCCTCCTCCACTGTTACTTTGCCAGTCGGCTTCTCCGACGTGTGCGTCGGCATACCCGCGTTGATGTAGTCGATACCAGTCTGAGGAATAATCAGTGATCGGAACCTCGTTGGCTGATTCGGAGTATTACGGCTGATGTAGTCTTGCGCCAACGCCTCCGTAGCTGATATGGCCAAAGGCCGAGGATTCGGCCTATTCGCGTCGAACACGCCCCACTCGCCAGTCGGAAGTTGTTGCGCCTGATAATTGGGGCCTTCGATGGTTGTGTATCCGGTCGTGCCGCCAAGTCGCTTCGACCACCGCTTGACGATCCCTAGCGTCTCACGATTGTAGAATGTTTGCATTCCAACTCGACGTTGATGCAGAGCCTCCGGCGTTGCCGCCGTGGAATACCGTCTCATATGTTCGTCGGCGTCGGCCCACGCAACGTGACGTATTCCGTTGTCTGCCGCCCACATCAAAAAGCGTGTGACGCCGAGTTGGTGCCAACTATCCTTGAACGGCGCGTCAGGAATCTTTCCTTCTGTCGTCGGACCATACCCGACCTTCTCTCCATATTGGTGAAGATCTGACTGAACCTCCTCAAGTAATGCCATCGGGTTGCCGTCGAGCGTCTTGCGAATCGTAGCACGAATCGCAACGACGGCATTAGGTTCTGCATAATGACCTCCAACGAAATCCCTCTGCGTCGGATCGCCCGCGACATTGCGTGACGGCAAATGCATAGTAAGTTCCACATATGCATCCCTCGGACCCGGCGTCGTTTGGTTTTGATACTTCGCCCAATTCCGATCGTCGTTCAACGCCAGATAGTCGTCATACAACTTCTGCATCTCTGGATGCGCGATGTTATACTGAGTGCCGTTTGCCAGCTTCGCTGTCGGATCACGCTGTGCGACAGCGTCCATCTGCTGAAGCAATTGAGTTTGCTTCGCCAACTTCGCCCCCGAATCAAGCGGCGTGCGAATAACCTCCTGCATCGTAATCGCATTGGCGTCAAGATGATCCAACAGGTTCTGCCGCGTCAGCGTCTCACGAGGATCAACACTCATGAGCATCTGACTCAAATTCATATCCTGCATTTCCTCAGACGTAAAGTCTTTCTGTTGCAGGATCGAATTCCATCTCTGGGCACTCGCTTTATCCGGCCCCTTCTCTTCGACCCACGAGCGGAGACGACTATATAGTCCTTCAACCGGAACGCTCTCTGGCAACACCGCAGCTTCCGACGTCACTGGCTCTCCACGAACCTGCGGCACTTCATCGACAGAAATCTGTGGTCCCGTCGGTATCGGTGTCGGTGCAGCCCCGAGTCCCGGCGTCAATTTGGCGATCGTATGAACGTCAGGTTCCCCCGTCGGCATAACGACTGGCGGCGTCTCCGGTGGAGGTTCGCCTCCCGTCGTCGGAACATCAGTCGGCGGCCCGCCAGGTTTCTTGAGTGGTAGTCCGTCCAGCCCCTTCATTTGGTCCGCGACAGCTTGAATGTCCTCTGGCGTAATCGGGACTCCTTTTGGTCCAGCTTTGCCAGGAAATACCCCTGCACCGCCGCCCATGACGACACCAGTCAACGCGCCACCAACGATGTTCTCTATCGCCGACTTTCCAGTTTCTGCCGTCAGGAACGGTTTTCCCGTAACATACGATACCATAGCATTTTTGATGACGTCTTGTATCCCCTCCGTCACGCCTTCGGTTCCCGCGCCCTTCGCAGCTTCGACGGCGATGCGCTTCGCAATAGCATGATTGAGTTCTGTCTTAGCGGCACTCGTGAAGAACTTGCCCCATATCGTACCCAACGACGCCACGTCGAGCGCCGTAATCGGACCAGCGGCTATCGCGGCGTATTTGGCGGAATTCTCTGGCGTAACTTTCTCGTCCTTGAGCGCCTTATACACTTCGCCATAGTTCAATCCGGCAGACGGAACCGCGGCGCCTGCAAGGCCTCCAGCGACCGTACCAACAGGACCAGCCAGTGACCCGACAACACCACCCGCTGCGCCAGTGACCATTGAGGGAATACTCGACGCAATGCCTTGTCCCAACATCTCACCGGCCCACGTCGTGACATCGCCAAAGTTCTTGCTATCAAACAATGCTCCGGCTTTAGTATTATACTCCTCAGGACTACTCTTAGCTAGATCTCTAAGATATTGTGATCCTGTCTGGAGCTTCCCCCTAAGGCTCTCCGGCGCCAAATGCGACATACCTTCGAGGGCTTCCGCCATCAGTTCTGGGTTCTGCTTCAACGTCCCAGACACCAACCCGCGCATGAAGGCATTGTGTTCGGGTGGCGGACCCTCTGGTGTCGTCGCCGCAGGAGCCGCAGGAGCCGCAGCCGGAACCTCCGGTGGAGGCGGCCCGGCAACGTCTGGCGCAGAACTCCATGGATCATTCGGATCAAACGGCGGCTTAGCTGCGACTGGTGTCTCCGTCGGCGCGGTCTGTGCCGTCGTGAATGGCTTATTCGGATCAAACGGAGGCTTGTCTTCGGCCGCAGCTTGTATGGCCTCAAACGGCTTGCTCGGATCAAACGCTGGCTTTACTTCCTGATCCATTACTTATATGTCCCATCAGGTTGGAGAACATATGTGTGTCCGCCTTGTACGACGGTCGGAGGCTTTGCCGCCGCCCCGGCTGCGCCGCCTGCGCGTTCTGTACGTATCTGCTCACGGATTTGCGACCGTGTTTTGCCCTTATATTTCGCCACCTCTGGATCGTTCGGATCAGCCGCAATGTCATGTACGTTGTCGTACGCGTCTTTGACGTCAGCCTCCAACTGCTTATCCGCCTCACGTTGTGCGGTCTGTGCGTCCCTCTTTGCTTGTAGCGAATCCTGACGATCGAACCGCGCCTGCGTAGTGGCAGAGATACCGCCGAGGCCGCGACGTAGTGCCGACTTCTCCGCAGTATCCGCTCTCTGCTGCGCAATCGCCATCCGTTGATTCGCGATGTCGAGTTTGTTCTGCGACTGTTGTTCCTCCAGGTCCGCCGCCTCTTGTCGTCCCACGGCTTCGCCACCCGCGCCAATGGCTTGACCGATCTGGCCGATCCCAGTTTGACCATACGCCATCGGCTGCATCAGCTGAAGCCCCATCTGCAACAACGCCGTGCGATTCGTGGGATTATCTAGGAACCCGCTCCACTGACTCGCGACAGCACTTGGTTGTACGATGTTTTTCGTCTGTGTATCATCAGGAGTATCCGCACCACTAAGCGCAGCACCTACATCATCGTCGGCCATCGGTTATCTCCTTCGTGACGTCTGGATCGTAGACGGCGGCAACGGCGGCTCCTCGTTGAACGAATCAACAAATTGAAGAAACTTCCTCAACTCCCTCGGAGTCGTCGCGTGTATCTTCTGTGCCCCCAACTCCGCGGCCATCGGCGACGCCAATGGAATGGGCGCATTGCGTCCCTGTTGAATGTGCTCCAAATACGCTGGCTGTACCGATTGTGGAAGCTCTTCTAACGGATCGCCTGCGTCACTTCGCATTTCTCCCAACATCGGCGCGTACGGCCACGGCTCATTGGTGCGATCCACAAGATTCGGTGATTGACGAAAAAACTCGCTGACGCTCGGATAACGCCCCGTGAACGACGCACCAACATCTTCGTCAGCCATAACTCAACTCCTCTCATCTCCCGAGCAAACGTCCCAACGATGACGTTGGAAGAACGCCGGTCCCTTGCGGCGTTGCATTGAGCGTCTGGAGTAACTGGAGTAAATTTCCACTCTTAATTGTCCCGCCAGATTTCGGAAGTGCTGGCGTACTCACCTGCGGTACTACCGGATTCGCTGGCATCTTGACGCCCCTAAGAGCCTCCGCAAACTTATCCGCCTTCGCCGGAGCCGCCGCCGCAGCAGCAGCAGCAGTCGCCGCTGGAGGCGTTATATCAAGCGGAGCGCCCGGTGCCGACGGCCCAATAGCTCTAGGCGTCGGCATCGGGACACCACCTGCGGGGGCGCCGCCGGTCAGCGCCGCCCCGACATCTGGACTCAACTGATCTCGCCACGACGGAAGCCCCGCCGCATTAGCCGGCGGAGGAATGCCAGCACCTGCGGCTTTCGCCGCAATAGCATCGGGAATCCCCGCTGTTGGCATCGGTGGTGTCACTGGTGGCAACTGCGGCGGCACGGGCGGAATGTTGTCACCACCGCCCACCGGAATCATTCCTGGCGGATTAGGAACTGGCGTCGGGGGATACAACTGTTTCGCTCCAGCCAACTCATCAAGAATCGAAACACCACTCACGTTGGGATCGAACAATCCACTAAAATCGTCCGCCATAACCGTCTCCTATCTTGTGAGGAATGGAAGTAATGCACCGATGCCAGCGCCCGCCGCCGTCCCGACGCCCGGCATAATCGCGGACCCCAACGACGCACCCGCCGCAGCGCCGCCGAGACCTTGCAGCAGTGGATTCGACGCCGGCACATTCGACGTCGATGTCGTACCGCCTCCGGGTAGACCCGACAGGAGTGACATGATTTCCTGACTTTGAAGGAACGGCGCATACTGCGAGTAATTGAAGTTACTCACATCCTGTCCGAGCAACGCCTGTGCCATGTTCTGCCGAATGTCACCAACGTCCGACGTCGTCGCTGCCCCGACTGTCTGTGCTCCTTGTGTTGACGGCAATAACCCTAACGCTTTGAGTTGTGCATCAACGTTCGTGTTGTACGCATTGTTGAGGATATTCGCTGTAGCTGATCCTTCAGCCTGTGACTCACGACCGGCCGCCAGTCCCTCTGCGATACCCTGTCTGGAGCTTCCGAAGTTTCCTGTCTGCTCTGCAGAACTTCGAATAGCTGGCAACGTCGTCTCAGTAAGTCCTTGACGCAATGGCGTGAGCGCCGCATTTATATTTCCCTGTACTATAGGCGAGTTACTCACATCCGTTGCGCCCGGACTCAGCCACGACTCCGACGTTCCGGCGCCTGCCTGACCGAGGTCCGTCTGTGTCCCCGCCGCTGTGAGCGCCCCTTCTTGGCCCGCCACCTGACTAGGATCAAACGGCGCAATCGTGGAGCCTTGGTATCGCTGCGGTACACTCGCAGCAAACTGCGTGACGCCCGGCATCGCAAGATTCATGAGTTGCCGTTGCTCTGGCGAGAGTACCTGCGTCGTCGTCTGCTGTTGTGGCTGACCTGTGCCCATGATACTCTCCTAGTTCAATGTAACGCGAGGCACAGAACGAGTCCACACCGCCGCCTCACGAGTGAATCCTATACCACGCAACTTCGGTTCCCACCCTAACCGTCCTCGAATCTCAATCTCATCACACGAGTTGAGACGAGCGAAATCCGTAAACGTCGCATCAAGCAACGGCAGCATGTCATCTTCGAATGCCCCAACGGCCCACGCAATGTTGAGTACCCTCATCGTCGGATACACATTGACCATCGTCATAACAATGAGGGTCGCTTTCGGTGGTCGTCCAACGCCCCACATCTGCATCGTAGCATTAGCGATCGAGGTACAAATATATTCCTTCGTCCAATGCCGCCACGTATGCGGGACTCGATCCAGCGCAGCTTCTAAGTATTCCCAGAACTGGAAAAACTCTTCGACCGTGAATTGCGTCAACGCATATCGCGGAGCCGCATGAGCATCACTGGCATCATACGATGTTCCGATAGTCATAACTTCACCCACGCGGAACCTGTCCGCTGATACAGACCTCTACCACCGCCGGGATTCCAGACAGTGCCATCTGCGAACACCAGCATACCCTCAGTGATATGTGCTGGCGGAACCTTTAGGACTACGAATTGAACCCCATCAATAACGGCCGTCGACTGCGACACACGACGAAATTCTTCTTCGACCCACTTTCGAAGGTCACTTACGTTCTGTACGTCGGGGCATGTCGTCGGCAAATACGGCATCAATACGGTCCTAGTACTTCGACATTAATTGAGTATCCATCCAGCTTCCACGCCGCGCCAGTCGTCGCAGAGAACTCTATCGAAACGGCTTTACCGCAGCCCGGAAGACTCTCGTTTGTAATTGCATTTATCCACGAATCCGTCGTTGGATTAAATGTTGTGTAATCCTGCCACGTCAACGCCCCCTCAAGTATTTGACGAAATCCTACACGCACCCGAATCGGATTCCCGCCACTCAATTTGGGCCACACCGAATCGACCATTTTCATTTGCTTAAAGTCATTGATCGGACTGCCATCCGTCTTTCGTCCAACAATGCCAAGGTCTTCTCGTACCAGCGTTGGCGCGAATGCCACGCCATCCCGTGTCGTACCGCTATCCAGTTGATAGAACCTATAATTGGTGTACGATAAATCCTTCTGTGGATCAGGAGCCGACAATACGATTTTCTGTCTGAACACTTGCGACCACGCCCCCGTATCCGTGTCCCAGATGTCCGTCCCGTCCGACCAAAGTTCACCTGCCGCTCCTTGGATGTCACCAAGTACCGCATTACGGAATGTAATGTTACTCGCAAAGCTAATCGCGCCCTTTCCGGCCTTGGCATTCCAAATAAGCGCCCTCGACGGCTGGACCTGACCAGCTTCGGGGTAGCAGAACCAAACTTCGTCTTTAACTTTATTCAGAAAAATAAAACTCGTTCCCGACGCATCACGATTCATAGTACCAAACAGTGTCTGCCGTTGTCTATCCGTCAAAATACTATCGACGGAGTTTCCATTATGAATAATGATGTCGTCCTGCGTCACAACAACGTGCTTCAATCCAGTAATGTCCGTACACACGCAACGTGGACCAAGTATACCCACGTCAGCGAGGAACGTATCAAACTGGAATATAAATTGTCCCCCAATAAACGTCATCTTCCAAACACTTCGTTCCTTGTAAATAAACATCGCAGCGCCCAACTGCGCTGCTTCCATAATGAAGCCTGAATTGACGTCTGGCAAATCTTTCCGCCCGCCTTCAACTGTGGGGTCGCCATAGGCCCAACTCGTCGGAACGGCCCCCGGCTGCGCCGGATTCGACCATTGTATCAGATGTGGGAACACCACACCAGTATCAGTAATGTTGAACGCAATAAGATAGCTCCCTAGATTCCGCATAATCTGCGTACGCATCGTCGTGGGCCAGTTCGCCAAGTTCTGCAACTTCAGTCCTGTCGAATACGCTCCACTCCACATTTGTGGAATGTCTACTCCATCATTAAGTATCGGCGTTCCGCCGAATACAAATCCATTCCAATTCGCCGTATCATTCGCCGCATAGTTGCCACCCGCCGTTCTGGTAATCTCGGTGTGCGTCGTCCCATCGAACACGTAACCTTTCGTGAGAGACGTGTACAACCACCACGTCTGTGACGCACTTTTAACGGGCAACGAAAAATGAGGGGGCGCCAATGGCGTTCCAAATATCGCCGACCAACCATCCAGCACCGTCGGAGCGTTTTTGAAATAACGGACATTCTCCGCTAACGTCCACGCTTCCGGCGGAATCATGTATGGTGCTATGTCGTTGATCTGACCATATTTGGCCAGATCATTGATTTCGACAACAGGCATTGTAGCCTCTATTTTTTTGAACTCGTATCGTGCATCTGCGACTTCGGAGCCTCATGAGTCTTTGTGGGATCATACGTCGACGCTGGCTGAATCTTCGGGTCTTTCGTCGGATCATGCCCCTTCGGCGCCGCCTCTGTTGCCGGAGGTCTCGCCTTCGCCTTAAGCTCTTTAAGGTCCTCCGCATTTGCCGTCCGTGCCATCATCTCGTCGGTGTCATGAATGATGACCGGTCCAATATCACGAATGACCAGTTTCTGCCCCGCCGATATGCCCGCTGTGCATTCGATCTTCTCGCCTTCGAGTATGATCTGATTGAGGTCTTCGACCCCATTCGCATCTATCATACTGACCGCTGCCCTCGCGACGTCTTCATCGCCCGGATTCGTAACCAACTTGATTTTGAACTGCATCTTAGTCTCCTTCAGTGTATGGGAATATAACTTCTACTTCGTCGTCAGTCTCCAGCCCCAAGTCCTTCATAAGTGACGGACTAATGTCCGCCACCCGTCCCGTTTTTTCGTGCGGCCCCCAATCCGCCGGGAACGCCGTCAACGCAACTCCAGATCGCACACTTCTAACCAACGCCACACCACTGAGTAGCATCGAGTGTGGCGTTTTATCATAGTTCCACCGACACGCAATATAGTGGACGTGCGGATTAAGTCTCCTCGCGAGACCACTGGTATCCTCTGGCTGGAACGGCAAGAACAGATGCTCCGCCTGTTCTATCTGCTGAATGAATGCTAATCCTTCATCCTCAGACACTCCCGTATCATCGGGCCCGCCAAACCACGAAACACTTCCAATCAACGCCACCAGCGGCGCATCAGTCGTTGGCGGTGACGGGGCGACGTCAGAATCTCCATACAACGCACCCGCAATAGCGAGGCAGACATCGTGGAAGTTTTTATCATACACCTGTGCGTCAGACTCGGAATCCACGAAACACACCTCAATGAGTATCGCAGGCTCACTCGTGTTGTTGAGGAAAAATAAATCAGTTCGTTTCTTCGCCCCGCGATTTACAAAGCCACAACTCGCAATCGCCAACGACACCTGACTGGCAAGTTCGTTTTGTGTCACGTACAACACCTCAGTGCCCATCGGCTTCGTCGTCTCAACATAAGCATTGAAGTGGACAGAGACATCTAAGTCTCTCTCATGCATATTGTGAAAATCCACAATCCGATTAAGATTCTCGTTCTGCGTCGTAGAAATATCGTCATGATACGTCGTGACTTCAACGTGAGCATCGCGGAGGCATATTGCAACCTCCTCGACAACCCTTCTGGCTTCATCGACCTCATCAATGACGCCACTGGCCCCACGAACAAACTTCCCGTGCCCCGACGACATAATGATATTCATCAATGTACTCCCGCAACTCTACCAAGCCCGCCAATCAACTCACTCGCGATCCACAACGCAATCGCCATCGGAAGCAAGCTCCACGCGCCCACCGCACCGATCCGCGTCGCAATACACGCGATTACGAACGCGAACACCAGAAGTATCAAACCGAGATTCGCCATAATTTCCTCCTACGGATTTATGTTTAGTCTCTTAGTCATCACATCTACAACTCTCTCTAATCGCTCCTTGTTCTCCTTCGTCTGACTCTCTAACACCGTCAAACGATTATCGACTACCGCTAGATGCGGACTGCCGCGCGTCTCCATCGTCGCAACTCGATTTTCCAAATTCACCATATACGACAACCCCCACGCACCACCAGACACAAGTGCAAGAGCCTGCGCAATCAGGAAATAAACCAATGTCGCATTTTCCTTAGCCCATTGCTTGAGTTGGGTCACGGACCACCCTTCATCTTACTGAACTCACTCAGCGTTAGCGGCGGCTGGAAAATCAAATGCCATCAGAAATCTCGCATCATGTCGCACAATACTCGGTGATGATTACAATGCCGGGAGCACCGGGAGCGCCCGCAAAACTTCCAGTGCCGTTGAACGAATTGCTACCGCCGCCACCGCCACCATAATTTCCGCCATTGCCGCCCACAGACCCCATACCACCAGAGCCGCCCATCCCAAAACCTTTGCCGCTCGTACCACCATTGCCCCCCGGAGGTGAGAATATCGAATTGATGCCGTACCCTAGCGCGGTGAAGCCGTTTTGGCCCGGTATTGAATAATCGCCGGTCCCAGATACACCTCCCGCACCACCGAAAACCGGAGTATTGCCGGGAACACCAGTTGACCCGGTCGCACCCTTCCCGATGCACAATGCGCCGACGCTGGTGTCACCACCATTGCCGCCCGTTCCAGCGGCGGCAGCGCCACCGTTGCCACCACCGCCAACAGTCACTACCAGCGAGGCACCAATCAGTGCCGCCGTCGCAATCTTATATGAGTAACCGCCGCCGCCGCCGCCGCCACTAGCGGCCCCATTGCCACTTGTCGAGGCTGCACCGCCAGACCCGCCACCGCCGCCAACGCACTCGATAGTCGCGTAGAGCAATCCGGGTGATGGCGTGTAAGTACCACTGGCGGTGAATTTTTGGACTTTGACGGTGCCAACGCCTGCAATGTTCCGCCGCGCCTGCGCCTGTTGTGGTCCTGTCAGCGTCTGTACAATATCGTTGCGCACACCATTCGTTGCGAGCCATCCCGTTGTAGGCACCTTCGCACTATTATCTGCAACAGGTGGTGCCTGCGATATACTCACTTCGCCTGTAGCAGCACCAACAAGTACAGAGGCTCCACGCGTTATATCATCTAAAGTGAAACTACCATCGTAGCTACTAACAGCCCATCCATATGTGTGTACAGGTGCGCTTGTATTCCCTAAAATGAACTCGTAATAACCGTCAGAACGAAACGCATAAAATCCCGTTCCATTCAAATTGCCACCACTTACCGCGGCGCTTCCCTGCACCTGCCACGCCAAGCCGTCCCAGACATAGCCTAAGTATGTCTGACCAACTGTAGGCGAGTTAGGGAAATCGAATGCCATTAGAGCCTCGCATCAAATTTAAGACCGGGGTGTGCTGTCAGAAACGCTGTCAGGTTTCCGGTCATGCCGCTAAACCCACCCGCGTTGATCGTGCCGCCCGTCAAGTCGCCCGCGCCGATGGTAGGTGCCGCCGTCGAATTGAAAGTCCCATTAGCATAAACGCTGACCGTGCCAGCCGGTGCCAATAGAATTGGAGACACGCGTTTGATAGTACGAAATGCCGTTGATAGAATTACGGTGCTTGTTGAGGATACTTGTCCAACCGACCCCATCGTAATCGGCTCCAGATAACGCTGGCACAGCAGCAGCTCCTGATCGAACGGTCGCATGATGAAGGGCGCGCGCGCGACGGATGGGGCTTCGATGCCGGGGAGAACGACCAAGCCGGTGATGCAAACGACGTTATTTGTCGTCACGAAGAAATTTGTTTGCGCTGACGACCCAAGGAAAAGACTGGAACCCCAGACATTCGCGGTCCCTTGAAGGGCAGCGTCACAGCCACAGCAAAACCGCAAGCGCAATCCAATTCCGTTCGTGTTTAACCAAGTGCCACTTATGTCGCCGGGGATGGTGACAGTCTTAAACTCCCACGTCGCCGCACTGTTGATGACAACATTTGCAAAACAATTCCTGTTGCCTGCGCTGTTGCCAAGTTGCACGCCCATTGTGCCAGCGATAGTGGTATATACCCAAAACCCTATGCTTATGGGCTGTGCTGCTGAATTGCCAAAGCCGAGGCGAGCAACGCGATAACCTTCGAGGTTTTGGGCTATCGTAAAACTCTCTCCCGCCGAAGGCGTGCCCCCCGTCGTGGCCTTCATCTGCAAACAACTCTGAAAAGCCGCTCCGAACGACGGTGCTCCGGGTGGCACTATCTGCTGTAAAGAAAACACACCTGCGCTTGACGCCGCATAACCGATAAAGCCATCTATTGTTTGTTTCACCACGCCGTTTGTCAGTGGGATAGAAGTCGTCCCGTTCTCCTGACTGACCTCCATCGAGCCGTTGATTTGCATGCCGCTATAGGCGAGCGCATCGAACGGTGCGGCATAGATGTTCTGCCGCGCCTGAACCTGCTGCGCTGCCGTCAGCGATTGCGCGCTATCATAACGTACTGTGCCAGGCGTCAAACCAGCAATCGCCACCCACTGAGTAGAATTGCCATCATAATAGTTGACGTAGAGTATTCCAGTATCGCTCTCCCACCACAACGAACCCGGCGGCGCTGCCGGTGGATTGTCATTGACGTAGATCGGTCCGAACGCCGCGCCGCTCGTCCACTTCTCGCCATCCCAAGTATAGACCGGCTGGCCCGAGACAGGCGTCGTAGGCCACGTCTGACCAACAGTCGGACTATTGGGAAAGTCAAAAGCCATCAGAGCCTCGCATCAACATTGAGATTGCCGCCCGCGCCCTGATAAGTCGTCACCGGCCGGGCTGCCGTCAGACCGGCTGCGATGGTGGCATCTACCTCTAGCACCGTGGGTGTCGAATTGTTGGTTCCGATGGTGGTGCAGGTCGAAGTAGCCGCACCGTCGAATACCGGGAGCGCAGCCGTCATCGCCAGCGTCGGTGTCGCCCGCATTTGAACCGGGTGATTGGCTGACAACCGGAATGCGCTGGTCGCTGGACTTGAGACAACGCCCTTAATCGACGGCACCCCGTTGTAGAAGTATCGCTTGCAAAACTGAATTTCCTGGTCGAATGAGCGCATAATCAGCGGCGCGCGGGCTGCGGACGGCAAATCGACACCGGGAAGAATGATAAGCCCCGTTACTTCAAATGTGTTGCCGACGGTCGCGGCAATGTTCATGGCACCACCTGTCATCGGGACTATACTTAAAATCCCGCCAAGGCCGTTCGTTTTCGATCCGCCCCAACTTGCCTGTGCAGGGAATGTAGCCGTAACAAATTGTGGGGTATTGGCGGCGATGATGGTGACATTGATCGAGGGGGCTACTGATATGTTGTCAGTGAGCTGAAGGACCAACACCCCCGCAACCGACGATTTGACCCACATTGCCGCTGAAATCGGCTGCGCAACGGCCGTGCCCCAACCGGCCTTTACAAGCCTGTAACCTTCGATCCGATGCTGGAGGCCAATGCTGTCCGATCCGATAGTGGGTTGTGCGGTCGTCACCGTCAGCTTCATTTCGTTGTTGTAACCGGGAAATGCCGAAGCCGCCAACTGCACAGTAAAGGCATTGACGCCGGTTTTGGTACAACTCCAACTGTCCGCCAAATAGGCAAAGCCACTTCCCGCAGGGAGCGCAACAGCCGCGCCGCCATTGGGCTGATCTACCTCGTATGAGCCGTTGATCTGGATGCCATTATATATCAGCGCATCTACTGGCGCGGCATAGATGTTCTGTCTCGCCACTGTCTGTTGCGCCACCGTTGGCGCTTGTGGCGTGTACGCAACCGCGCCAATTCCCGCCGCACTCACAGCGGGGGACGCAAGTACCCACTGACTCGACGTCCCATCATTATAGTAGATATAAAGGTTGCCAGTATCACTCTCCCACCAAAGGTTGCCAGCACTTGGACTTCCCGGCGGAGTATCACTAATCGTGACGCTCGCGCCACCTCCGCCACCACCTCCTGGCCAAGTCGAAAGAAGAACCTTCTTATGTGTGGACGAAGCGGCGTCGTAAATAACTCCATAGTCGGTTCCAGCAGGCGTCGTTTTCACCGTGAGCCCATTGACGTCCAACTTCAACGTTCGTGTCGCCGCAATCGTCCCGCCACCTTGTATGCCTTCAGTGGTAGCGACAGACACAGCACTATGGTCAATATGCTGATTCGCCACATAGTTGAGCAACGCATTATGGTCAATGATACCATTGAGCGTCGCGATTGACGCTTTGCGCGGCCCGCCAGCTGCGACGTTATGGAATGGAATAAAATCCACAGCCGCCGGCGTCAACGTCGTCAGCGAGTTTATATCCAACGAGAGAGACCTCGACGTCGTAATATCGCCACCACCTGATAGGCCAGTACTCGCAACTATCGACACTCCACTATGGTCGATGTGTTTATTCGCGACCCAATTCAACAACGTATCATGATTGATGACGCCATTAACGACAGACCCCAACACGCGTCGTGGACCACCCGCGGCGAGGTCCATTATGAAGTAATCTGTCAGAACCGGACCAGCGTTGACCGTCAGTTCAACTGGAGCGAAATCAAATGTCCTACTCGTCGTAATATCGCCACCGCCCGTCAACGCGAGTCCCGCCGTGAGCGTTACTGTGCTATGGTCAATATGTTTATTGGCAACAAAATTCAACAACGCATTGTGATCGACAGAACTTTCAATCACATCAAAATCGGCATTATCTCCAAACGTCGCTTGATTGTTCGTAATAACAATCCCGACACTTCCACTCGACGATCGGAACTGAAATGTATCCGTTCCGGCCGCCGTCGCCGTATTCGTTCCATCGAACATGAACTTAAACGTATCAGCCGACGGTGCGCCACTAACTATAACCCACGCCCCATCGTCCCGAAGGAACAACGAACCCGGCGCGCCGCTATGTGGCGCGGGAACCAGCCCGTCATGCACATTCGTAAATACGCCATAACCTCCACCATTCACCGAATATCCACTTCGACTGACCGACCAATTCGTATCATTCGAATACAGCGACGCCATCTGAGTCGGCTCAATCGTCGTGACAACATTTGCCAGCGTATCCGTTACGACGAGATTTCCCACCGTCCCAATGTTATTCACAACGTAGAAACGACCAGTCTCAAACGGCGGCAAGAATACTTGCCGATCCGCGCCATTCGCATCCAACGCACTAACGACCGCCCCATTCTTTGTAATCGACACAGGTCCACTTAGCAGCTTCGACGAATGCGAATACCTAATACTCTTCATATGAGTATTAAAGGCTTTCGTATCTTCTTGGTCGAGACGCATACAAAGCCCCTTAACAGGCTCGAATTATCTTCTGTGTCACAATCGTCGGTGGCATATTCGAATGCGCTGTACCAGCAAGACCAGCCCCGCCATCCGTCGTGAAGTTGTGATTGTGAGCTTGATTTTCGACGGGTGTTGCCGTTGTGGTGGGGCCGCCGGTCCAGAAAAACGCCGACGCGCCGCCTACGACTGTCGCTTGAGTAATATAACTAGTAGGGGTATTATAATTATGGTTGTGATTTTGGTTCTCGTTACCTGTTGCTCCAGAGTGCGTATGCCCCGGAAGTTGACTAGCCGCCAACGCAATGGTCTCTGACCCACCAACCGATCCATTAGTCGTACCTATGATGCTACCTAATCGTCCTGCTCCGCCATCGACACCCGCCTCGAGTCGTCCACGTTTATCGCGCAACGTAGCCGTCCCCAACATAGCGAACAACTCTGCAAACGTCGTAGAGTTGTACACACTACCATCCAACGTGAGATGGCCCGGCGGCAGTCCCGGTCCATCAAAATTAACCGTCGCGCCGATCATCGGTCCCGGCTTCATGCAGAACCACGTCGAACCGCTCCAAACAAATCTCGCGGGCTCGCCAACAACGCCAACTCGAATCGTCGCCGTTACACCCGACTTAGAACTAATCGTCCCACTCGCCGGTGACACCATAATGCCGTTTGTGTCGATCGACGTCTTCATAATCTCGCACGACCATCCCGCATCGCCTGCGGCGAGCGTCGGCAACGACACCGTGAGGTCTCCACTCGCCGTACCGAGCATCACGATCCGGTTCATGTCCGACGCAACGAGTATAACAGCCGCCGTCCCTACCGTCGCGACAGGAAAATAAAGAGCCTTCGACGCATTAGGGAAGGTACTCTGCAACACACTCTTGATGAGCCTCAAATGATCGTCACCTTGAGACTTAAGGTCTGTTGTCGTAGGCCACGCCGCCGTCAAGCCAGATATAAATGTTGATACCTCGAGTGCCATCAGTTGTTCCTCCCCATAATGAGAGGACGGCCCGCCAACTCATCCTCAATGACATCCCCAAGGAACGCCTTGCCGCCCATTTTTGCCATCATAGAGAACTTGTCCATCGCCCCCTTATCGCGAAGGTCTCCCGCCACGTGTATTCCCGCCAACCCCACCACGTAGTTCGCAGCATTCGCGAGCCACGCATTTTCAATCTCAGTATCCAACGTCTGCGCGGCTTTATAGTACGTCAAATACGCCGTGAACGAAACTGCCGGTGTTGGTACAAACGTGAACTGTATTTTCGAATCCTGCACGAACACCTGCGGATACGACGACGTAAGCGTATCCACCGAGTCATCCTCGCTGCCACTCGCAACGTAGGCTTGATACGCTTCTACAGCTTGTTTCTTCGGGATAAACACTTTCGCTCCAGTAGAACTAAGATAATACATCGGGTAATCTTCGTGTACCCTCAAGAACCCCGTCGGCGGCACAACAACGGCTGTTCCAGCTGTGATTGCTATGGGAGCATCAAACGTCAGAAGCCAATTAGGAAGCGTAGAACCACTCTCGAGGTCCCGTTGCACCTGCTTCAATGCTGCAATGATTGCAAGGTCTTGTGTCTGCCGGAACCCTAGACCGCGCTTGATAATCGTTATGGCCTCTGAGCGCATCATGACCGAGTTCCTCCGTTGTGGGAACGAAAGGGGCGGTTAACGGCGTTATTAACCGCCCCTACTCAATCATAGTCCGCCAGTCCATCCACCAACACCGAGCGTACTGTCTCCAAGACACACAAACATACCCGTCGCGCCGATCGTCGCAGGAACGACGCCTATCGCAACCGCCGAAGCGTTGTTGACCGTCACGGCGAACGCCGCTCCATTGACGAGATAGTACGTCAGCCCTCTCATGTCTATCGTCACCGCCGGAAGCGTCAACGTTCTTGCCGCGCCCGGAGTAATCGACAGTACCGGCCCCATATCGAGCGAGATTGTCGAATTCGCATCTGGCAACCTCGACACACCAAGCTTCATCCTCGACTTAATAATTGGCGCCGTCAGGATGACATCGTCTAAGTTTACGCGTGACATTGTAACTCTCTTTCTCGGAGCTTCGCTCCGTCAGTGTTAGCGCAGCATCAGCATAGCGTGGTAGTGAGCGCGTGAGTGAGTGAGTTACGTCGTATTACGTCTTGCTCATGTTCCCGAAGTACGCCATCGTCAGTCCACCATAATCGACCTCGATGCCTGCCTCCGTCATAAAAAAGCCCCGACGAACATCTTCGTCCTCGGTCTGAACATCGTCACGAGCCTTCGTGTCCCGACCATCGAGCGGAGCCCACTTGAGAGCATCAAAGTCCAGCACGAACGCCGACTTCGTATAGATGCCATGACGAGACATCAACGGGTGCGTCTTCAAAAGCACCCTGCCTTGCGGCACGAGCATTTCCTCAAAGTCAATTCCATAGACTCGAACCCGTTCGGTGGAATTGATCCTGACGTTTGTGTTCGCGTTCATGATCTTCCCAAGCTCCATCGCGAACTGATTTCCACACAGCATCGCGCGGGTATTTCCAGCCCCAGTGTTAAAATCAAACACTGGAGCCAAATCCGTCAGAAACTGATCCGACGACACAGCACCAGAGTAAATGTGCGTGTTGCTGGCCGGAATGAATGTCCGCAGCCCGCCCATCGTCCGCTTCGGTTTTCCGTTGTCACCCGTACCTTCGAAGCGACGACCAAACAATATCGACATCTCGATGTCTCGACTATGATCGTACGCCTTCCGCTTCTTGTCGTTCGACCACGGATTCCCCGTCCGGAACGTCGTCTTATCGACCGTCCCCGTCAGTTCATACGTGTTCTTGAAGATCTGCGTATAATTGAAGAACTTGATCGGATTGCGGGATACTGCTCGGGGCGCGCCCGTACCTTCCGCGTAGGAGCTTCCAATCAACGTAAGATTCGACGTTGCTGCAATCGTACCAGCCGTAGTGCCTGCGGCGCCCCGCTTCGCCGTGAACTGCGTGTCAGACAGCACGTTGTCCACTTCGATTATTTCCGTCATACCACCTGTCGGTTCCGGTACGACCTCAACCTGTAACAGATCACCCGGCTTGAGATGCGTCGCCGTCCCATAGTTGACGCCAAGCGTCGTGCTCGTCGGATCGGCGGAGCCAATCGTGAACAACGTGTCGCCCGCCGCGTACGTGGGCGCGGTGGTCTGAACTCTTACTAGGGCGTTCCCCTCGCACCACCACGCGAACTCCGGATCCTTCACCACCCTCTTACCGGCCTTCGCGGACAACGCGAAAATCGGCGCCTCGCCGTTCGGATTGAAGAACAGAATGTTCTCCCTAAAGTCCTTCGGGCGTTCGTCCACTCCAAAGTCTCCGGTTCCCCGGAGCCCTGCAATACCTGACATGATAGTATCCTTTCACGGTGCTTCGCACCGAAAGACAGAACTAATCGTAGTTCTGCCCGAGACCCGCCCACTCACTAGGCGGCTCGGCTGCTATGGGGGCTCCCCCACCACCATTGACGGCAGGACGAAACGGCGTGCCACCTCGAGGAGCGAGCGCAGCGGGCGCAGCGGGCAGAACGCCTGCTGGAGCCGCTGGTGGCGCATTGATACGCAGACTTGCCATGACCATCGGACCGACCTCTTGAATAAGCTGATCCAACGGAATGCCTGGGTTCGCCTGCCTATACAACGACGCAATTCGTACCGCAGTCTGACGATGTTGAGGATTGTTGCGATCTAGCGCCGCATGGGCTTTGAAGAACTTCTCCTCCGCCCCTTGATTGGCGCTCGTAACAGTATTGTACTGTTTTATCATTCCCGGCACAGCTTGCGCCAGAAACTTCTGCATCGACACCTGACTCTCAAGGAACACCCTCGCGAGCAACTTCGGCACCGCTACATTGACATCAGTATCGAGGTCTCTGATGTCCTCCTCCGACAACGCGAATTTGGTCTGTGCCAAATGCGTCGTGATAGCCTCACGGTTGGCTTCAATGCCTTCCGCAATTCGCCACGGTTCAGCCGCCGACAGCGGGCGGGCTTCGCCCTCTGCTGGAGGTTGCGGCTGCGCAGCCGGAGACGGCGCTACTGGTGCCTGCGGAGCAGGTGCGACTGGCGCAGGCTGCTGAGGCTGAGGTGGCGTCACCGCCGAAGGCTGTGCGGCTTTTGTCGCCGCGTCAGCCTGAATCTCAATAAAATCCAAATCGTCCGACGATCCAAGATTACTCCAATCCGGCGCCGCAGCTTCGGGAGTCGCTGGCGCGGGCGAAGCGGCGGGAGCAGGACTACCGCTAACCCCGCCCCCGCCGTCGGTTGAGGGTGACGGACTGGCCACGGAAGAACCAGCTGGAGACGCCGTTGTGCCGCCTCCACCGCCATCACCTCCACCCCCTGACGGGGACGCACTCGGAGCGGCGCCGCCACCGTCATCGGGAGAGAACAACATCTGAGGATACCGCCATTTGAATACATACATGGTACTATTCCTCCTCTGGCGCTGAGCGCCGAAGTTCCTGCGCCTCATTAATCTTCAGTCGAGGTATCGCGGTAGCAAGACTAAGACCAGAGAGCACACCCTTCGCAAATTCAATCTTCGTCGCTTCGAAGACATTTTCCAATGGCTTCATAATTGTGCCGTGATAATTTTGTCCGATCGTCTCGACCAGCGCAATATACTTCGACCAACCCGGATGCGCCATTAGCGACTCAAACAGTTCCGCGACCTTACGGACTTGTATCCGCTCCTCACGCTGCTTGCGTTCAATATCGTCAATAGCATCCATTCGACGTAAAGTCCTCTAATATGCTGGCGGCGGCGGGGCCATCGCGTTATTGCCACTCACCGTAGAACTATTAGCTCCGGGCAACGGCTTAGGCGCTCCCGGCGGCGGCATCGGAATAACATTTCCAGCCTGTACCTGATTGGTCATGTCCATACCTGGCGGAAGTACCTGTACCTTGAATTGGTTAATGTTTTTGAGTCCAGCCAAGCTTCCTACCCACGAAAAAATCTTAATCCAATCAAAGCCCTGAGCCACTTGCGGCGGCATCATCCGAAGATTACCCATCATGTCTTTCCAGAGATTCGCCTGCGCCGTACGGTCAATCGGAAGCGTTCCATCGACTGTCACAAAATTAAAGAACCCCATAATGATGTCCGGCGTCACATTCAGAAAATTCGGTCCCGCCGCCGCCGCAAGGTCTCCGACGATCTTCAACTTGAGATCAGACTCGTAAAACTGTTGCGAATTTTGGACCAGCTTTTGCGAGTGACGCGAGAAACCCATTGCCGACATGTACTCGGTGTTGGTCTTGAGTCGATTTGTCCCGAAGCCCGCGGCAGTACGAATCTCGGTTGCCGTCTTACGACCGCCCGTATTGAGGACGCCCATGATCTGGTCATTTATGCCAAGCGTCCTTTCACCAAGATTGAACATCTGTTGTATGTCTGCCATATTCGTTCTGGTCACATCCGTCACAGCGACCTGATGAAAGATACTCCGAATGTCCGTCCCGAACGCCTCCGGCCGCAGCCTCCAGATGAATCCCGGCTCACCCGCCTCGACATCTTTTAGGACTAACTTCGACGGATCAACAATGAACTGATTATTCAATGCGGCGCGCACATTATAGAAGTGACTATTAAGCAACCAGTCCATCGTATTCTGAAGGGGAGTGACAATCTCCGGTATCCCTCGCGCCTCGCGAGCGTAGCCCTCGACCTCCGGCTCGAGTATCGAGAACGGAAACTTCGCATGCATGTAACCAAGCGGCGTCGCCCCGATGATGAGAGCATAGTCCTCGGTTATCGTGAAGCACCACTTCTGCGGGAAACTCTCTGGTCCGACGCCCCAATCCTTCGGAACAAGATCGACATAAAACTCATACGCGAAGGCCGCGGCAGGATGCCTCGCGCCTTCCTTCTGGCCAGTGGGGTCCCAGTCCGCCGTGAGCACTGCCGTGGCCCAGTCGGGCCGCTTAAGCGTCGGGGCGTTGTCATCGGAATGCCTCGTCGTCGCATGACGTTTTAGATCGTCAATGTTCGTATAATACCCTGACGAGGCGCGCCGCAACACGTCATTCCAGAGCATCCGTTTGAGGACGAAACAAAACTCGCCATCTTGGAAGTTCTTCATCGGGACGCGTGGGTCACGCCAAAAATCAAACGGATTAATGTTGTAGACTTTATTCCCGGTGTAGCCAGTGAGTTCCACTGTTGCCTGATACAGCGACGAAGCCCCAGTCATCGGATCGGGCATCTCAACCAACTGGCCGTACGCAATCTTCTCAACGTCCCAATACTCTCCCAGAATCCCACACCCGTACTTGCCAGAGTCGTACAGCCAAATATAATACGGCCCGAGCATCTGGCCGACCTCAATCTGGTAGTCGATCAACGCCTCGATGGCTTGTACCTGCATCTCCGTCTCGCCGTGGCGGCCCGAGTACTGATGGATCGGCGTCCGACCAAAAAACACACTCGTCCAATACGTGTGGGCGGACATCAGGAGCGCGTAGCTATACGGCAGCATTATTGTCGTATACGCCGGCTTCCCCTCAAGGTCCCGCTTATTCCTCCTAACTCTATCCGCCTCCTGTTCAGGAAGATACGCCAGCGTCCGTTCCTCGGCGCGCCGCCAAATTTCTTCTTGATCCGTACGATCAGCTTTTGCCAACTGGATACGCGACTGAATCATCGTACACAACTTCTTGTGTAGATCCGAATCTTTCGCTAATTTGAGTGTTGGCAAATCACAAACTCCTAAGCATGAATGGGACGGGCGAGGCAGAATTGGGGGCTGGACACCCGTCCCACTATGGAGCCCCACGGATAACATGGAGTGGTTCCACATCCGCAAATGTGGACGAATCTTCGCCGCCTGCCGCGTATGGGTTGATAAGGGCCCCAAGCGCAATACTTGCGGCGTCCAACTCATCGTCATGGTCCACAGACGGATACGTATCAAACTGACTAATGAACGGCGTATCCTCGGGACGAACGAACAAATGCCCGTGACTAGCTTGTGGCGCCAACGTCGCGAGTATCCTCGCGTATTTGTTCCCACCAATAAACGGCACGACAACAAAATACTGTCGCCTTCTGGCCATTTCCTTCTCGAGCAGCCACTTGAGGGTCCTCTGATATGCGACGGACTCTACCACGACGCTTACGACCCGATACTTCATGGCGAGTTCAAACACATTCACTATCGTCCAGTCCGGCGACTCGCCCCGAACCGAACGTCGTTCTTGGAGATAATAGTTGTCGCCGCGGCGTCCCCACACATGGATGCATTCGAAGTCGTCTCCCACAAATCCCTTTTCAATTTGCTTCTCAGACGGCGGCGGCGTCGGATCGACAGACAACACATTGACCGCGCCCTTGATCGGGCCTTCGTCAGTGAAGTAATTCAACCACTCCGAGCGGAATGCCGCAAGCTCTGGCGAGGTCAGTCGAAGTTCCATTTCCCGCGAGAACACACTCAGCTTGTTAATCGCTATGGCGGCGCGTTTTTCGTTCCTGAGATCCGCTGTAGGGTATCGTTCTGGCCAGACCGACTCTTGATGGTCCACAGCGACGTCAGCCGTCTCACGCGTCCAACAGCCAACCTCGATGGTCTTCCACGTAGGATCACCACGAGCCACAGACGATACGTCTTCACGATGCTGTGGAGTCACGAGCATAGACATCTTTGCGTTCGGATCGTCGACCACCGGAGCAAGTGACTTTTTGAGCGCCCCGTGAACCAAGTCACTCACTTTTTCCCTCTGCTCGTGTGTGGCGCAGTTCTCGTCAGTCAAAATATCATCGAGCACTATATAGTCGGGCCGATAATCGTCGAAGTTGATGCCTCGAATATTTCCGGTGATTCCCACGAAGAGACACCAAATATTCGTCTTAAGGGTGTCGTGCCAGACTTCAAATTCAATATCGGTCCATTTGCGGCCAGGACTAAGAGCGAACGTCTGGCTCCAGAGTTTATTTCGCTCGACGTTATTACGGAGCCAAGCTCCAGACCTAGCAGCCGCGCCCTCTGATGCGCCAACATAGAGGATTGTTTTTGACACTCCATAGGCAATCCGTTTGGAAGTGTTAACTCGAGCGATAGTTGTCTTTGCGCCTCCTCGGAAAATTCGCTGATTGGAGTATCGGACAGAGGGATCATTGAGGTCACGCCAAATATCCTTCTGGAACGCCGGAGATGGCTGACGGAACGTGTTCGGAAAAAATGTTCGCGCGTAGATGTCATTATCCACGCCCCCGAGTTTGACGGCTTCTTGTATAGTGAGTTTTACCTTGGGGGTCGTCAGAGGCGTCAGATCTTCCATCGAAGGACCTCTAATGGCGCCCGTCCCGCGCGATGGAGTGAGTCAATCAACTCGTGAGGGCCTGGAAGGACTATCGCCGGATCATACGAGCGACAAATCTCGACCGTCCGCACGCGCCGCCGAGGTTCAAGAACTCGGACCAACGCGGCATATCGGAGCACCAACTGCTCCCACACGAGTTCGGTATGCGCGAGTTTAACTTCAATAACGATGATCTCGTCCTTAAGCCACAGTATTCCGTCGGGTATCGCGGCCCGACGAGAGTCTCGAACTCTATACCGAATGATGGGCGACGGTGTATATCCAACGGTATATATCGCGGCGAGAACATCATGGACCCGTCTCTCATAATCTAGTCCTAGTTTCTTTACTCCACTCAATCGACGAGCTTTGTGTGGCGGATCATCGGACCACCGAACATCGTGGACGAGTGGCATTTGCGGGGGCCCGGTGAGGGGCTTGTAGCGACGTTTCGACGTGACAGTAAAGACGTCCGAATCGAACACCGTCACGGGTCGATACTCTTGAAGGTTTCGACCGACTCTTCACTGTCGGGCTCCGGCCCAAGAGCCGAGGACTCGGGCGAATTAACGGCGGATGGCCCCATTCCCGGCGTCACGTCGATGAGCTTCTCCTGATTGCGCCGCAAGGCAGCGCGGGCCACTTCGAGGTCATCTAAAGAAACGGCAACGTGGACCGTAGAGGGTTGACCCACGTTGACCGTCACCCCGGCACCGGGAGGCGTGGCGCCGTAGCCGAGGTTTTTGAGAGACGAGTCGGTGATACGTTGGAGCATTTCCAAGGGGATCGTATCACGTTTCTTGTCCAGGACCTCGAGCATATAATCGAGAGATTTGTCGGAGACTTTGAACAATTTGTCCCTGACTGTCTCGTCGAGCTTCTCGGCGTGTACGTTACGACGTTGGCGATAATACGCCTTGAAGGCGTCAGTGTTGATGATGGTCGAGATCGTTGCCGGGGCGCGGCCGAAGTGGGCGGCGATGTCGTTTTGTGTCGCCGAGGGGTGAGCTACCATGAAGTCGGCGAGGGACTCGTACCACCAGCGCATTTTGCGGGTGGATTTGCGGAACTCGTGGATGCTGCCACCCGAGGCGGCGATTGCGGCTTCTGTGGTGCTCATGTGGGGAGAGTAGCGACGTTCGGATTTATGCGCCCGGTGGGGCGCATAAATGGGCAGTTAACTTACGACCTCTTCGCGCGTCGGGAACGGGCATCAAAAAAAAGCGCGAGGCCCCCATGCCGGGGGTAGTACGGCGGTCCGATAGCTGGCAACGCAGGCATAAAAAAAGACTGCGGCAAAATGCCGCAGTCCCAAGTCTCTTGACTTTACAGGCTGCCCCGGTGGGGGCTGCCTGTACTGGTGTCACACCAGCGCGTCGATCGCTGCGCCAGTCTTGCCAGCGCGCTTGCGGTATTCCGCCTTGATGGCATCATTCGAGAGAACCTTACGAATGTAACCATCCTCGGACTCCAGCCGCGCAGTGTAGTCCGCCACGGTTCCCTTTGCCTGACTGCCAAGCATTTCAACAAGTACCTGCGCCAGCAGGGCCTTGTCAGTTCGGGAACCGCCGCCGCCTTCGGCTTTCTCGCGCCAAATGCCCTTCGTCAGGTTTTCGAAAACCTCATCAATGGCTTCCATCTGGGCAGTCGTATCGCCGCCCTCGCCGTTGCGAATGCGCGATGCCTCATTAGTCGCCTTTGTCTTAGCCCCGAACAGCGCCAACATAGTCAACGCCGTGCCGGGCTGCGCGCCCGGTATCAGGTACTCAAACACATTGCCCGACTTACGATCAGTGTAACGAATTCCCGTCGCCGTAAGCATATCAGTGTGCGGGCCTTTGGACTCCGCGATCAACTCGTGCTTGGCAACAGATTCCCGCTTATCGGCGGGCGCAGCAGTCGTGGTGATATCTGACATTATAGAACTCCGTGTGAAACGCGGCGCAATCCGCCGCAACCCCAATATAGCGCGGCGCAAGCCGAATACAAGCCACCACCACAAAATAATTTGCGACTCGGCCTTTAGGTGTGGGCGGTTAACGCCCACAGCCGCGCCCGCCCTAGCGCCAAACTGGCGCTAGACCGCCCCTACGATGCCCACAAACGGCGCGTGGCGCGTTTGGAGTCCAAAAGCGCCGCATAGGCGGGCCCGCAAACCGCAGTCCATACGTTCTCTCATACGGTGCCCCCATACGCTAACCCCATACGGTGCCCCCATACATGCCCCCGCCCCAGAATCGCGACTCGCCTGACCCCCCCCCCGCCGGTGCCGCCGCCCCGCCACTCGTGACGTCAGGGACCACGTGACGTCCCTCTACTCTACGACCTCTCATTTTTTTTACTTCTATAGTAGTAGAGAAGACAGTACACACGACGTCCCGACAAGGGGCGCTTAATAGCCCTATTAACCGCCCCGCCCCGCCGCCCTGACTCGCCCGCAAAAATCACGTCGGGGGCAAGTACGGGGGCATCGTACGGGGTCACCGTACGGGGGCACCGTACGAGAACTCCCAACAACAAATGCTGCGCCGCAACAAATTACATGCGACACTTTGCCGCACCATATCGCGTACCTGCCCCCTTGCAATACCTTTGCCCCATCCTTATCCTATCAGGTGGCCCCGCATTCCGCGGGCAACTACCGACGTCCAACACGGAAACCTCCCAAATGTCACAACTCGCACACCGCACCGGAACCCTACAAGCCCCGCAACTCGACTACTTCCTGATCGACGGCTCTGGCTCTATGCAAACTAAATGGTGGGACTCAATGGCCGCCCTCGATGGCTTCAGCGACGTATTGAAGTCCCAAAACATCGCCTCCCACGGCATCGTCACAGTATTCGACTCCTTCGATCTTGCCAGCGTCCAGCGTGACGGACTAATAGGAGATTGGCAAACCTTCTCCGCCGACCCCCTAGCCGCCCACTGGGGCTCCACGCCCCTATACGACGCCATCAACCTGATGGGCCGCGAACTACGCGAACTCAATCCGTCCCGCTGTAGTATCGTCATAGTGACCGACGGCGACGAAAACGGCTCCCGTCACACCGACCACTCTCAGGCCCGTGCCATTTTAGATTGGTGCCGTGCTCAAGGCTGGCAAGTGACCTTCCTCGGCGCCGACTTCAACAACTCCCGCCAAGCGAAGCTATTAGGCGCAACCGAACAGAACTCCCTCGGCGTCCAAGCCCAACGCCTCATCGACGCCGGAAAGGTCCTCGGCCAAAAACGCGCCCGCAACGCCCTATACGGCGACGACATCAGCTTCACCGACGACGAAAAACGCGACTTCGGCGGGTACCTGACCGACGGCACCAACGGAAAATAATAATGGCCGAAGAACTTCCCAAACAGGAACTTCTCATCAAGCTCCTCAAGATGACCACATCCGACAACGATGGGGAGAGCCTAACGGCTCTCCGCAAAGCGAACGAGTTCCTCAAGACCGCCGGTTGGGACTGGGAAAAACTAGTCCGCGGACGAATAACCGTCATCGCGGACCCCTTCCAGAACCTCACCGAACCCCGCCGCAACAACGGCGTCGGCTCTCCCGGCCACACCGTCCCAAAACCACCACCACCACCATCGCCGCCCCCGCCGCCGCCTCTTCGCGGCAGCCCGTCAAATCCTATCTCACAATCACCCAATCGTTTCGCCGGCTTCTGTCACTGCTGCGGCATAGAAGCCGTGACTAACGCCGGTTTCATCTTCAAAGTAAAGCCCTCCGACTCCACTTACAAAGTCATCTGCGCGTCCTGCAACACCTCCGCACACGTCCACGCATACGCCGCCCCGCCGCGCCGCCAACCACGCAAAAAAGCTGTCTCCGACCTCGCATAGGAACACCGTCATGTCCATCGACCTCAACGCCGTACCTAACGGTTACGTGCTCCACACCCGCAAAATAGCCTGCCGCGCCTGCGGCACAACGTCACATCGCAGCGAGTTTTATTCGCTGTATTATCTCAAATCCCGCATCAACGGCAAGCCAGAGCGTCATCTAGTCGCCTGCAAAGTCCCAATGTTCAACGTCCCCTGCGAGCGCATCGTACTCGAGCCCATGACACTCCCCTTCTGCGCCGAGTGCGAAACCATCGACGTATCGGCGTTACCCACGCCCCCGCAAGCCGCGCTGTTATATGACCTCGATGGGCCCGCCCTCCGAATGGGGCCATCCGCCGTTAGGACAGGGCCAAAGTCACCCACCGCAAAGTCACCCACCACCACGAAACCCACCATCGGAGACCTAGCATGAGCGACCATCAAGACCCTCAACTACCGCCCCACGACGACGACTTCGACGACACCCGCCGCGTATTCGCCGTCCCAGTGTCCTACATCGTGAGCGCCGAAACTTACATATTGGCCCACGACATCGTCGAGGCCCGCAAGACGGCTCGTGACCTCAATCTGAATGACAACATCGTCATTGATCCAGAACAGTTCTACGTCGATGCCACCGACCGCGTCAAACTACTTGACGTGATACCCGCTGTCATCGACTTAGTGACGGTGCATCCCGTCAACGTGACTGACTACGACCCCACGGACCACCCGGACTGGTGCACAGTCCCAACAGCTTAAGAGGCCCCTATCATGTCTCGTCACACGGAAATCCCCGCCCTCGTCTACGACACACTACGCAACATCAACGCGTCACGTGTCCGCCGCCACGACGACGAACTCGCCATCCCGAACTTTACCAACCACCAGATCTTCCTGATGATGCCGGATCACGAAGACCTTATCTGGACCGCCCCGGCGCAACCAGCGATAACGTCAGCCACACTGGCCGCGATGTTCGCACACTCCGCAGAAGGATTATACCGCAATGAACGACTCTAAACACGAAACTTTCGCCAACTATCTCACCAGCGAAGTCAAACGCCTTCGTAAAATATTTTCTGACCATAACATGCCAAAGCTTCAACTAACCATCGACGCCTCTGGACGCACCGACGGCGAAGACATTCGCATCATGTTCACTATCGACTCCGACTACAACACCAACGCCGTCACAGGCGACTCTATCGACGCTTGTGTAGATGAATTCTTCCGCCGCAACACATGGCAGAAGGCCCATAATTACCTCGCTCTCCCCAACGTAACGAGCGAGTAACCGGGAGGCGGGCATCCTGCCCGCCTCACAACGCCGAGGAGACCACAATGTACCAAGTGAATACCAACGAAGCCCTCATCTACGCCCTCACGGGCTACATGATGGAACCGAAGAAGCCCAACCAAGTGCCCCCCGGCGACATTTCCGACGCCGTCGGTGAACACGACGAAACGGACTTCCAAGAAGCCGGTTTCGACGACGACGACGAGTACGACGACGAAGACGAAAACGACAACGACGACTAACTCAACCTCGGGGGCGGCCCTCTCGCCGCCCCCCTCTCGCCGCCCCCACACCCACACGCCACAGGAGTAATAATGTCTCACGACCCCCGCCGCATGACTCACGTCTGCGAACGCTGCCGCCGCGTGAGTGCAAGTGATGAACTCACTCATTGTAAATCCGTTGACGAATACCTCTGCGAAGACTGTATCATGCTATTGGCCATCGAGCATTATGAGAGTGTACAAAAGGACACAGACGATGCAGACGTATGACTTTTTCATTTGGGGCGGCATCATCGCCTCAGTGTGTTATATCCTCTTAATGTTCCACGCCGAAGCCACTAGCCACCTCGATCACCCGATCGTCGCGACGGTGGTGTTTTTCCTCATCGCCGCCTTTATCGTCGTGGGCGCCGTGCGGGAGCACGGACCATTATGACAAACCTCAACAGCGTCTTAGCATTACTGACGCTAGGACTATTTCTCTTTCTCGTATACCGCATCATTCGCACCATCATCGGAGCATAACCACATGACCACACTCGTACCGCCCGACACCATCGACCACGTCGCCTACGCCCCCGCCAACGAACGACGAGCGGCGGCCCTTGCCGACATCCAACAAATGCACGACGATCTCATGTTGTCCTACGACACCATAGGCCAGCTTAAAGCTGACCTCAATCGTTGCCACGACCGGATTGACCTCCTCATCGAAGACCGCAACCGCCATCGCGCCGAGGCTTTGTTGTTCCGCTCGAAGCTAATCGAACTGGCAACACAAATGTCCAGCATCGGCCTCATGTGCATCAAAGCACAAGAACTCATGACCACGGTCGAGGAACTCACCACCAAAGCCGAAACACCTACCGCAAAGGTCCTTGATGACCTCGAACACACCCTCAACGGAGCCGCCAAATGACACACACGCCCCGACTGTACTGCGCCTCAAAATTCCACAACGCCTTCATGTGGCGCAACTGGAAGGAACATTTACCAAACGTCATCGAAATCGTCTCAACTTGGCACGACAACCTCAATATCGCCGCCGACGACCTCGATGAGAACATCTGCCGTCGTGAGTGGATCAAGAATCGTACCCAAATACTCTACAGCGCAGAACATTTTCTCGCGTACGGCTCCCGCAACGACGCCCTCAATGGTACCCTCGTCGAAATCGGCATGGCCCTCGCCGCGGACATGAATGTCCATCTGGTCGGAACCTATCCTTGGGCCACTTGGCGTCATATGCGTCAGGTTAAAATCCACCAGTCGTTGCATCATGCTTTGTTGAATATAACAAAGTCTGAACACATCGACTTTGAAGGAGTAACTCTCAATGACACGCCCTAAACTGTCCCGATCCCCCGTCAGTAGTTTTAGTCCCGAACTTCTAGTAGCCCTACTAAAAGGCGCTCGTGAAAAAGTCGAGATACCTTGCCCCGACCAACGTACGATGCAATATCTCCAAATGCGCATTCAAATGTTGCGCGGCGCAATGGGGCGCGAAGGTCATCCTCAATACGCACTCGTCACACGCGCCCGCACAACCCGCACGTGGAACGCAAAAGTATCCAAAAACACTGACTGCGTCCTCGTGATCCAACCCAACGACTCACAATTTAACAAAGTCTTAAAAGATGCTGGCATCGAAGCCACGCAAAACGACCAAGATTTACTCGACGAAACCATCACACCATCCATTGATCCCAATGATGACGACTCAATAACGTCACCTATTGATCCGTACGCCAAGTTCAAATAAGGAAACTTCGAAAATAACACTTGACAGCGTTTCGACATAGGGTTAATCTATGGGCGGTTAACGCAACTGTTAACTGCCCACTTCCACACAAGGAGACCATATGAAGCGCCTTTTATTAATGTCTACTGCCTTAATTGCATTAACGGCGGGAACCCCCGCCAAGGCCGACGTCGTCATCGACCCGCATCTGAGCGGCACCGGCGACAACGTGGTGTTCGACAGCTTCAACAGCGTCACCAACGTCGCTGTTGGCAGCTTCAACGGCACCCATACCGGTCTCGTTGACTTCAGTTGCTTGGGTGGTTGCGGTGGCTTCACCGGCGCCGCCAATGGCAACGACATCAAGATCGCCGACACCAACGACTTGAAAGTTCAAGTCTTCAACAGTGCTGGCACCCTCGTACTGCCCACTGCCACCGACGTGTTCTCGCTCAAAGGCAGCGGTGACGCAACAGCAATCGTGGTTGCCAACGAAATCGGCGGCGGCACCATGCTGTTCACGTTTGACCTCGGAATGCTGAGCGCCTCTGCTCAGTCCGGGTTCACCCTGAGCGCCATCAACGGCGAAACGATCGACTCATTCAGGGTCGTCACAACCGGTAACATCACCGACTTCGAACACTATCGTATCGACATCGCGACACCCACCGTTGCTGTTCCCGGCCCCATCGTGGGCGCTGGTATTCCCGGCCTACTCAGCGGAGCTTTAAGTTTGCTCAGTCTGAATTTCTGGCGTCGTTGGCGGCGTAACAACGGCGTACTGACCACGTAAGGGGACACGTCCCCCACGTCCTCGCTCTCTGTCCTCACACCTCTCAGGAGTAACTACCAATGAACCTAAAACGATTACTACTTGGTACCGTCGCGCTGCTCGCTCTTACCGGCGCAGGCAACGCGAACACCATCCAAGACTTCGGTCTTGATCCTACCTCCGCTACTGGTGCCTTCAATCATTCGCTGGGCACTAGCACGTCATTCTTTGACGACCAGTATACATTCACGTTGGACCACTCGATGACGCTGACGATCGCCTCAGTGACCAACGTGTTTGCTCAACCATCTGACTTCATCACTAGCTTCACCGGAGCGGTGTTCGCCGGTACTCCGGCATTGCCGGGAGCAGAAATCATTGGCCCTGTTTTGGCGACATCACCTTGCCAGTTCATTGCGAGCTGTCAGGGCTTCGCAGGCAGCGCCATCCTTGGTCCGGGGAGCTACTTCCTCGACATCAGCGGCACGGCCGGGGGAACCAGCGGCTACGGGGGCAACCTCGCCACCTTCGCCGTCGCGGTCCCCGGTCCCATCGTCGGAGCGGGACTTCCCGGCCTGATCGCGGCTTGCATGGGCCTGTTCGGAATAAACCGCTGGCGGCGGCGCACCTGAGCGTGCGGATCAAAATCCCGCTTCCAGTCGTCAGAGCCGCAGACTGCTTTGGCGACTGGTTGAACGTCATCCTGATCCGGCGCGGTCGGTTGGTCGTCCGATGGGTCGACATCATTGTCGGCGCGATAGGGACAATCAACGTGATCTGGTGGTACGAGGTCGCTGGCTGGTGGGGCGCGCTGGAGGGTGTTCTGATGTTCGTCCTCGTCACGATGATCGTCGTTTGGTTTTTTTAGGAGCCTCAAAATGTCCTGCCAATCATCTCCTGAGAACGAACTTCAACCGCTTTATGTGAAGCGGTGGCGCACGATCATCATGGTTCCGGCTGCAATCAAGGACGAGGTTGATGCCGTTCGAGCGCCTGCTGCCCCTCGCGAAAAACTCCCTCTACCTCCACTATAAGGACCTCTATTGATGTCCCGTCCATTCAATCCGGACCTGACGAAGAACTGGAAAATCTCCCTACCGGCGACACTCGCGGGTACAGTGGAATTCTATCTGTTCGATCCTCTCCACAAAAAACCCCTCTACGGTTCCCGCGGTCGTCTCATCGCCGCCTTACTTGAACAATGGGTCAAAGAACAACAAGAAGCGTCTCGCGCCGCGCAAGCCAATCTCACTCCACAAGGACACGACAATGCCCGAAATTGACATCGCTGTTTACGACAAGATACCGCCAGTAGACCTTGAGCAGCGTCGCCGCGTCATCGTAGCGAAGGCGGCCGGACAACATGACAATTTGTCGATCGACGAACTCCACGAACTGGCCGCGATAACCGGCGTCCTACGGCGTCGAGCGTCTGGCCCGCCGAAGGCCGTTCGCGCCCCTCGCGCGCCGCGCAACGCCAAAGCCACAGTGACGGACCTCGCATGACCCGCAAACCTCCACTCAGCGTCCCGCCGCGCAATCCATGGTCCACCCAATGCTGGAACTGTGGCTACAAATGTGACTCCGTATTTCACGTTGACTCTGGCGGAAAACCCGTTCAGCCGGAAAACGGCGACATTTCGGTCTGTTTCCGTTGTAAGTCTCCAGCCATATTTGACCGCACAATGCCCGACGGCGTACGAAAGCCGTCGCCACGAGAAATGGATGAACTAGAAGCTAGTGCAAAACTTCGTAGAGTATGGGCAGCAGCAGAGGACCATGCCGCAGCAAAAAAACAACACGCAGCAAAAAAACAACACTCCGCAAAACAAGTTCATTAAAGCCTCCCTAAAGCCTCCCTTACGATGACTCGCTTAGTTAGATTTATTGTCGCGTTCCTGCTCGGCTTCACAATAATGTGGGGTGTATTCGGAACAATCGACGCCACAAGGAAACTCCTCTATGGCAAAGAAACCTCCGCTCAAATCACCATCGCCACCGCCAACTGAAGGACTCAAAGACAAAGTGGCAAAACAGCGAGATACTCGCGACGGCGCCGGTTATACCGGACCATACCGCGAGCCAAAAGGGCCTTCAGGCCCGCCGTTCCCACATCAGCCGCCAGAGAAGAAAAAGTAACTCACAACTCACAACACGGAAACTCACAACATGACACTCATACCGCAACTACCGCAACACATCGACTCGACTATGACATCCTGCTTCCGCAGTTGCCCAAGGAAGTTCTATGACGAGTTTGTTCTTGGCCTCCGCCCGCCGGGCCTATCCATCGACCTCCATGCTGGCGGGGCCTTCGCCCACACGCTTGATGTAGTACGTCGAGAAACCTTCCTTAGCGGACGAAGCCTTCAAGAAGCCCTTCTCCGAGGTCACGCCGCCTTCCAAATCTATTGGGGAGACTTCGAAATACCCGACGGCAAAAAAACAACCAAACGACCTGAGCGCGTTTGGGAAGCCGTCGAAAGCTACTTCGCGATGTATCCCCCACTGAGTGACCATATACAACCTTACTTCGTTGATGGCAAGCCCACATTTGAGTTTACCTTCGCGATACCTCTGGAGACCATTGATCCGGCGAAGCCGTGGCCCCTTCATCCAGTGACGGGCGATCCATTTTTGTACTCCGGTCGATTTGATCTGTTAGGCGAATACATGGGACTACCGATTGTGTGCGACGATAAGACGTCTGGCACCGGCCACTACGCTAACTGGAGCGAGAAATGGGACCTCAGGGGTCAATTCATCGGATATACTTGGGCCGCGAAAGAACTTGGTATCCCCGCCGATTCATGTGCTGTACGAGGTATCGGCATTCTCATGCGGAGCATCGAACACGCCGAGGCCATAAAGCCGTACAGCGACGACTTACGCGCAAAATGGCTCGAACAGCTTCGCCGCGATTTGTGGCGGATAGTGAAAATGTGGAACGACAATTACTTCGACTACAACTTTGCCGAGTCCTGTACCGCTTACGGAAATTGCATCTTCTCCACAGCATGTCAATCGAGTAACCCTGACGCGTGGTTGAGTAACTTCGAAGTACGTCGTTGGAATCCTACCGCGATCGACCCAACTAAAGCGGCCGTGTGAGGGAGAGGAGTATCACTCGATGATCCCAGAGCGCCCCCTCACATCACCCGAATACGAACAACAAATCCTCGACAAATACTCGACGCCCGGTCTCCGCCGCAACAAATTGAAAGACACACCCGCCCATGAACGCCCCAATACCAAATCCAGTCAACACATTGATCCTCCAACCGCCGTCAGTCCTATTGGAGGGCGCGAGCGGCAGCGGCAAGACCTCGTCGCTAGTCACCGCCCTCGCAGCCGGTCTAGAATTATTCGTGATTGGTACAGAGCCCGGTTACGTAGACTCTTTGATTGACCGCTGTAGAGAGTTGAAACTTCCGCTCGACAACTTACACTGGATGTCAGTCCTTCCCGCTACCGAAGGCTGGGAAGCTCTCGACGAAATGGTCTCCAAGATTGGGTCACTCGACTTCGAAGGCGTATCCAAACTGAAGGGCGTTGGCAAAGACAAGACCCGCGTTCCAGCAACAAAGTTACTTGGAGCCCTGAAGGATTTCCGCTGTGAACGCTCGAACCAGTCGTTTGGAAGCTTCACAACGTGGGACGGATCACGCATGCTGGCCATAGATTCCCTCTCTGGCCTCTCCACGATTGCGTGGTATCTCACTGTGGGACATAAACCCACTGGCGCGCCCGGCGAATGGAACATCGCAATGAACTTCATCGAGGCATTGTTGATGAAGATCAACTCCGATCGCCATTGTTACTTCACACTCACGGCCCACGTAGAAAAGGAGATGGATGAAATCTCCGGCGTCAATCGGATCATGACGAGTACGCTTGGACGTAAACTCGCCCCAAAGATTCCACGGTTCTTTGGCGAAGTAATCTACGCTCAACGGACGACTGTTGCGCCGCAATTCCGGTGGAGCACCATTGATGCTAACGCCGACCTCAAAAATCGGGTTCTCCCCGTCTCCAACATGCTATTGCCGACTTTCGTTCCCATCGTCGAGGGCCACAAGAAACGAATAGTACTCGCCACAGGAGTAACGCCGCCCACAGGAGTAACGCCGCCGTGAAGATTTCAGACGAATTTCTCACGAAACTATCTCGTACCCTCGCCGATCAGGGCAAACTAATCGAAGCTGGATGGATCAGCCTTCGCTTAGCTGCTATACCGCGCGACGCGACAGAGATACAAATTAACGAAATGCGAATGGCCTACATGGCCGGAGCGCAACATTTATTCTCCTCCATCATGGTCGTAATGGACGACGATCATGAACCAACCGAAAGCGATCTCAGACGTATGGATTTGATCCACAAAGAGCTAGAGGCTTTCGGCGAGGAATTAAAACTTCGCATCGTCGCCAGTTCCGGTAACGCCTAGAGCCACGTCATTTGTGTGTGGGTCACGGAGGACCACACACGAATACTCGAAACACAAAACCTCCCAACACGTAAGGACAAGATATGTCACAGACACATACGTTCGATGCCGACGCCTTTATGCAAACAACTGTCGATGACGCAATGTCGACGCAGTTACAAGGTGTACCTGAAGGCGAATATACTGCCGTTATCGGGGATTTTGATTCAACGGCTTTCAAGACTGTCACCACGACAGTCAAAGCTACTGGCGGTCAATTGGATCGGCCCGTCCTCGAAGTCCCATTCGTCATCCAAGACGAAGCCCTTAAGCTGAAACTTGGACGCGAACAGATCACGCACCGTGAGACGTACTGGCTGGACTTCGGTCCAGACGGCAAACTCGATACTGGTCCCGACAAGAACGTCAGGCTCGGTCAACTCCGATCGGCGCTTGGTCAAAACTCGAAGGGCGTTCCGTGGGCCCCTACGATGCTTCGTAACATGGGGCCATTGAGGATCGTCATTAAAACGACGTCGGATAAACGTGACCCCGAAAAGAAGTACACGAACATCACCAAATACGCGAAGATCTCGTAGTCGCCCACTTCGCGTAGAGGGGGACGAATTGGACGGGTAGTCATACTCTGTTCGTTCTGTTCGTCCCCCTCACTTTTTAAGGATACTTCGATGACACAATATATTCAACTTGATTGGATCTCCATCGGGCCGCGCCAACGCAAGCGACTTGAAACGACACCGCTGGCTGACCTTGAGGAATCTATTCGCCAGCGTGGGTTGATCCATCCACCGACGTTCCGCGAAATTGAAGGAGACTCTGGCACGGTTTGGCAACTCATCGTAGGGGAACGGCGTACTACCGTCATGAAGAGGCTTCATGAAAAAGGCATCCAGTTCTATCACAATGGCGAACTCGTCCCTCGGGGACAAATACCCATCCTCACGTTACATGAGAATCTCACCCGTGCTGACCTTAAACAGATTGAGTTCGATGAGAATAAAATCAGAGAGCCCCTTCCGTGGCAAGACGAAGCCGAGGCGCTGTCTGAAATCCATAGACTACGCTTGGCCGAAAACCCCACGCAGTCTCGCCTTGCGACAGCACAACAACTTATTGATGAGAAAGTTGTCGAAACGAACACTTCCGCCCATGCTCTTGCCCAACGCATTCAACGTGCTACTGCTATCTCTGAGAACCTCAACAATCCAACGATTGCGAAGGCGCGGAATGAAACCGAAGCGTATAACCTCATACTCAAGTCTGAAGAAGAAAAAATCAATGCGACCATCGCCAAGCGCCGTTTGGCGGCCACAACAGGGATTCCGGACATCGTTATTCGCCAAGGCGACTGTATTGAGATTTTATCAAGACTTGACTCAAACATGGCTGATCTTATACTCGCCGATCCCCCATTCGGTATCGGTGCAGATGCAGGAGGTTTCCGCCAACGAAGCGTCCATCATCATAACTACGAAGATACGCCAGAAAATGCTCACAAAGTGGCACAAGCGATTATTCTCGACGGGTTTCGTGTAGCAAAGCCTATGGCTAATATGTGGATATTTTGTGACATAGATATGTTCTTTATCCTTCGAGATATGTGTAAGCGCGTCGGATGGGTTCCGTTCCGTACACCGATCATTTGGCGAAAGTCCGCCAGCGAAGGAATGGCTCCGTGGCAAGGAAAAGGTCCCCGCCGAACTTATGAGTTGATCCTCTACGCCACAAAGGGCCAGCGCGGCCTCATCACGAGCCCCGTAGATATACTGGATTTCTCCAGAGTATCCCGGTCCGAACGTGTTCACGCTGCTGAGAAGCCTGTGGAACTTCTCGAGGCTCTTATCGGTTGTTCTACACTTCCAGGCGATTTCGTACTCGATCCATGTTGCGGAAGTGGTAGTTCCCTCGTCGCAGCGAATAACCTCAAACGCACTGGCATGGGCATTGAGATTGACGACACGTTCTACAACACCGCCATGAGTAACGTGTACAAGACCATTACGACGACTCCAGGGCTAAAGGACTCTCCGCTCGATGCGCTTGCGTAAGTTGTTCGACATCAACGTGGAGTTTGTCCACGAGACGGCGAAAGCCGTCAAATACACTGACGGCGATTACGAGTTTTGGGTTCCCAAATCCATAATAGGTCCAGACGGATACATTCAAGTCGAGGCAAATGCTGATGGAACTTTCACTCTTACAGCGCCAGAGGACTGGCTCAACGAACGAGGCCTTATTTGAAGGCACTAGCGGACCATACGACGCAGAGATCGTCATCGTTGGCGAGGCGTGGGGTTACGAAGAATCAGCGGCGCACAAGCCATTCGTCGGAGCCAGCGGCTCGGAGTTGACGCGCATACTCGCTGACGCTGGGCTGGACCGCTCGAAGATACTCCTGACGAATGTCGCTGCCGTCCGGCCGCCTGACAATGAGTTTTGGAGACTCTTCGATGGCGAAACTAACGTCCGCGGCCTATATCCGGGTTCGTTCGTTTTGTCTGAATTGCAACGTCTCTATAATCAGATGGCTGCGTATCCACGACGACTCATCATCGCAACAGGCAACTATGCGTTGTGGGCATT